TCATGTTGCGTGGTGTGGTATTATAGGGGTATCGGTTTCGATGAAAGGAAAAATAAAATGATTAATTTTAATGCTTATGTTATCGAACTTGAAGAGGACACTTGGTACAAAGTTTGCATTGAAGACGTGCTTACGACTACCGTTCGTGATAATGGTTATTTTGATGATACCGTTATTACGTTCGAGTCCGCACTTGCAACGGTTGTCGAATTTTCAGTGAGTAACGATTATGATTACGTCGAAACCGAACGGTGTTTTAGTAAGAAAGGTCGCCGTTGTCGTAAATATGTTATTTCGGTTGATAACGGTGATGATTGATATAAATATAAAACCGGTTGGCGATAATGCCAACCGGTTTTTTGTGTTAGAAGCCCGCTAGTAGTCGTATGCCACCGGCGATTATGTCACCGGCGACTATGTTGTTTACGCCTTGCAGTGCTAGTGTGTTGTGGTCGATTGAGACGAAATATTTATCGCTGTAGTCTTTGTAGTATACTGACGCGCCTACGCTGAACTGTTTGGCGATTTTGAATATTCTATCGCCATTTTTTTGCGTGCCGTTTGTTTTTGCATTGTATTGGATTGATAGTATACCGTTGGTTTCAAATATTGATATATTATTCCATGTGCCGTTAATTTGCGAGTCGTTAGGGAAACCGCTCTGTGTCGGGAAAAATGTTGTACCGTGTAGAATACAACTACCCATAGCGTGACCGACTGCGCTGTATCCGCCTTTTGATAGGTGCGCGCCGTCGCCATTGTCACCGCCATCCGCTGCGCGACTCGCCCACACGCCCGCGCGATATGCGCCCTCGTGAATTACCACGTTTGGAATGTTGCGTTTTGTAGCGAAAAGGTTGTAAACCTGTTGCCGGTAATCCGGTGCCACGGCCCATTTTGCGTTTTGTCGGTTCATTGATTCGCCTATTGCGAGGCACATTGGGAATATATCAATTATTGCGTTTGGTGCTTCGGTGTGTATTGTGTTTAGTAATGTGTTTATACTGTTATCGATAGATGTTAATGACACGTTATCATTTAGCATTGTAGTTGCGTCATTTTGTCCGCCAATGATGATAACCCTATTGACATGTTGTTTATCGGTCACGGCGTTCCATCGATCGAGGAATGTACCGTCATCACCGGTCGCGTAGAAACCGCCCGCGCTTGTTCCTAGTGTTTGTTTCGTGGTTGGCTTTAGAATATCATAAATGGCGTTTGCCGGTGAATCAGCTAAGTGTTTTGCGCCACTATAGTAGCCGTCTACCCAACTGTCTCCGATTACGATAATATTATCATTGTATCCGATTGCTTGCGTAATGATTCGCGCGTTTTGGTTTGTTTTAATGTTGAGCGCGGATATACTGTTTTTATTGATTTCGGCTTGCTCGGCTGCCGTGTCCCAACGTGTTTTAGTTGTTTCGGCGGTGGCGGTGTCGGTTATTCCGAGCACGGTTAAGTTGCTTTCTGCGTTGTTTGCCGTTTCGGTTGTAACAGCAAGATTCGACGCTGTTTTGTCAATCTTGTTTTTAAGCGTGGTGGCGGTGGTTTCGTCGGTTACGCCTAATGCCGCTAGATTGTCGTTTGTGGTTTGTATTTCCGTTATGGCTTGATTAGCGGTGTTTAGCGCGTTACTAGCGTTAGTGTTTACTTTGTATAGATTGGTGTCGATAATATCCATTGACGAATTGTATTGGTCATTGAGGTTTGCCGCGTCACCGGGTGTATATTTTTCAAGATTGAAATTGGTTGTATAGTCTGTCATTTTGTGGTTTCCTTTCGTATCGTTTGAGGATGATTAATTTCCGCTTGCACTTGCATTTGATGTATAGTGCGGTCGATAATCCGCATTGCCGCGTTGTACCCGTCGCGCAAGTCCGCTAGGTCGCCTGTTTCATACAATGGCAGATGATAAAACGGTGTTTCTGTAGCCATAGTATATCCTTTCTGTTATGCGACATTACCGGGGATAATGAAACCCTCGGCGGTTTTCTTTGCGTTTGCAAGGTCGGTAACGGTAAACGCTTCGGTTCCGATTTTATTCAGAATGTGATTTAGCGTCGCGCCTAGGGTTGCCGCGTTGCTACTGGAAATTCCTAAAGCTGTGCAGAACGCTTCAAGGCCGTCCGGTAACGCGTTTTCCTGTCCGGCTTGCTCGGCTTTATCGTTGATTTGTTTAAGCGCCGCATCAACTTTATCCATTGACGAATTATATTGGTCTAATAGATTAGCAGAACTGCCCGCGTCATATTTTTCAAGCTTATAGTTTAGAGTTTCCGCCATAATAGATTGTCCTTTCGTGATTATAACGCCGGGTACGGTTTACCGGTTTCCGTATCGGTAACGCGTGGCGTGTTGTCGTTGAATATGGTGAGGTTGCCAACTGCGGGCGTTTCGTCGGTACGGTGTTCGGCCAATTTGTCTATGTCAATGTCAGCAATTTGACTGATTCGCGCACCGTAAACGGATAGTTCACGATAGAGGTCACGTAATGCGGTTTTACTGTCAGTGTATTCGCCCTTTGTGACATTCCATATCAGCTGTGTGTTTCCTATGTGTTCGATTTGTTCTTGTATTTGCGCGATGGCTAGCGCGTAATCGTTTATGTGCGCTTCAATGTTTTTTATTCTTGTATCGTAGTCGTTCAATGCTTTGTTTATATCGGTTACTATTTCGTCAAGATACGCCGTTATATGGTCGATTTCACATGCAATGTGTTTTATGATTTCCTCTTGGCTTTTAGCATTCCAATAGAATGCGGGTATGGCGGGCGTGTACGGCCATACCGAGAAAAACGGCAGCAGTGGAAACATGTGTGTTATCCTTTCAATAGTTGTTTATGTTTATCGTCCATAATGGGCTAAAACATGTTTCAAGGTGTTCAAGCAATAGTACGTCAATATCGACGTAATCGCCACTTCGTACGCGGCTGACCTTATCCATGAAATCACCGTTGGTGATTGTTTCCGTATTGATTGTCAGTCGCGTTGCTTGCGTAGTCTTGGTTTTCGGCTAGCTGCGTTGCGGGGAAATCGGAAAACACGGTGCGCATTTTATGCCATGTGTCCATATCGGATAGCATGACGCCGGAATTGCCGTCAGCCGCCGCGTACAATGGTTTCAGGGTGGGCATTATTTCGTTTATCAATCGTAGAAAATGCCGTTTCCATCGGCTTACGGGCATTACACCTAATTCGCGGTCATAGAAGCGGTTTTCGATTTTCTTACAGCAGCGAGCATATTGCATGTCATCGTAGGCAACGTCCCGCCATGACCACGCAACATTAGTCCAGTCAACGCCGCCGGGCACATTAAGCAACTCACCGAAAGTGTACGTCATTACACCATGAAAATCGTCATACGATTCACATGGCTGATAATGGGTTATGTCATTCTGCATTGTCATCGTTCAATCTTTCCACGTCCGTCAAGTAAGCGTAGTTGCGGGAAACGTTGTCTTCGTTCCACACAACTTGTATCGGCTCCTTAAGATATTTTTTGAACCTTGTATTGAGAATATCGCACGCGGCACGACGTTCCTCAAGCTCGCTAAGTGCTCGTAGGTCAGTCGGCTCCCCGTAGTCGTTAATTTCGTCGGCGGTCTGCCGTTCCATTTTCAACGGCAGATTTTTAATGCCTAACGCCTGATAGAACGAGTTCCAAGTGTTCTGAATATCGTTCTGCAATTCCATGCCGATATATTCGACGTTGGTTTTCAGTACGTTGGCTTTCATGGAATCGGTGAAACCCGGTGTCGCCATGATTGCCATTTCACCGCCTGAGATTTGCTTGATAACGTTGACGCCCGCTGTCTGCTGTCCGGCTGGAACCTCAAGGATGAACGGCGTTTTCTGATTGAAACGATTCTGCCGGCGCGTCATGTACAAATCTTCTATTTCATGCGCGAAAAATTCAATCGTCGGAATGAGTGGCGTACGTGCGCGGTTCGCGTAGATAAAAACGCCATTGGAATTGTTCACCGGGAAACGCCAACCGTTGATACCGTAACTATCCCATTTCTTCGGTTTGTAGTACACGTTGAAATTAGATGTAGTCACCGCTTGCGTGCTGAAAAACACACCCGGTTTGCTATGCGGGAACGCGATTGTTGCGTAACCGAAATACAATAGATTGTATTCAAGAAACCACGCGTCGCAAGTTTTCGGCAGATTCAACCACTTGAAACGAGATAGCGCGATATTCAACATTTGAGAATACGCCATCGAATACGCTTGCGAATTGAGCGCTTCGGATTGCTGCCACATCGGTGCGCCGCGTTCGCCCATTTCCGCACGTGTCAATGGCCTTTTGTGTGTGCGTTTACGTCCCATACTTTTTCTCCTTATAGATTGTCGTGTACGAAGTCGCCGCCGACTTCCTCGGGATTATTCCATATTGTAACGCCGGAGCTGAAAATATCCCTGATTGTCTGCAATTGTTCATTCTGCGCAAGCGGGCATATCGTCCATATATCAGTGGACTGCCAATACGTGAAATGCTTGCAAGGCGTCAACGATGGCCTGTTGTAGAGTTTGTTGCTTGCGATGCCATAGCGCAGCATGTAATCGCCCGCCGCCGCTATTGCGCCATTGTCTTCGGTGACTATTTTCACGGTCATGGTGTCAAGCCCCGTGGCCTGTCTAAAATTGTCACCACCATACGAACCAACGGGCTGCGCGGCATGGTTAAGTAAGTCGCGCCATGCGGCATTTACGTTGGAACGCGTGTTTATCATGACACGTTTGGCATTGTCCACACTCTGATTACGTGACGACGACGCGTTCGCGTTCGATGTGGCTGCATTGTTGGCCGCAATACTGCTGCTTGTAGCGTTGCTTGCGTTCGTGTTGTTGGTATTAAGTGCCGTGGATTGAATATTTTGCGTGCCCGCCATTGCTATGCTGACACTATTAGCCTGTCCATTGTATTTTTTCGCTGCGAACGCCGCCGCATCATTGTACGCTTGCTTGTAACCGGCTTCCGCCGCCGTCTTGGATGCACCGGTGGCAAAGCTTGCGCTTGACAGCCCTACGCTTCCGGCTGCGCCGAGTCCCGCCGCCACCATTGGTGCCGCCGCGCCGCCCGTTGCCGCCGTAACCGCTATGCCGGTAGCTGCCGTACCTATCGCGCCTATTGCAGCGGTGACGGTACCAATCGCACTCGCCGTGATTTCCGTGTTTACGAGTTGCGTTGTCAAATCTAAGGTTGCCGTGTTCATTTCATCGATTTTGTTGTTAGATGCACTCAGCAGCAAATTTTGTTGTGTCACGTTGTTTTTGTAGATTTCGTTAGACGCATTGTTTGAATTAGCCGTTACGGTGGAATTGAGTGCGTTCATTAGATTCGTGTTGGCAATGCTGTTCGCATTACTTCGGGCGGTGTTGCTCAATGCCACGTTAGCTGACCGCGTGCCGTTTTCGTACGATACAATGGCGTTTTCACGAGCTTGCGCAACTTCACGATTGTATACGTCCGTGCGGTGCGCATCGATTGCACGACGTTGCAGCGCGTATGTCGGTATGTCGTGCGATACGAGCGTTTTGAGTATGTCCGCATTCGGCACGGTGGCGCTAATGCTAGTCCCGTTGATGGCTTCAATGCTAACGGACGCGTCACCGTCGCTTCCAATTCCATCAAGCCATGCGATTTGCCGTAATATCGGAAAACTTAGGGATGTGACCGTCTGCACCGAAAGGTGTCCGCAATCCGCTATTTCCACACGGGTTTTATTGCCGATATTGTCGGATACCTCTAAGTGCGCATAGGGTGCAAGATATAATCTCGTTATTTTAACGTATTCAGTCGCGTAGCCAAAATCGTTGATTGTCAAATTAATATCGGATATTTTCGTGCGGCTACCGCTGACCGTATGCCATTCGACGCCATTCACATTTACGCCGCTGTCAAGTCGCATCATGTTTGCGGTGGCGACGAAAACCGCTGTAATCTGTGACATGATATGCGGATAATAAGCGAAAAGCGTGTCAAAATAATCGCCTGATATTTTGGACGATTCGAGTGCATACATGCTTACGTTGCTTGCAGTGAAATTGTCAATAGAATTATACGATGTGCCTACGCCGGTGACGTTTGACGTGGAAATATTTCCGGCACCCCACGAGAAACCGTTAACCGTGCCGTCATTATTGGTGTATGTCGGGTCGCTGTCCGTGATGTTCGAGCCACGCGTGTTACTCATGGTTTGCAATTGTCCGGGCGAAAACGTCGCGGCTACACATATGTATCTTGTACCGTTTTGCAGATTAAACGGTGCGCTTTTTCCGATATTCGATGCGGCATTGCCATAGTCAACGTCGGGTAACGTGAAATCACGACAATTCGCACGCGGGTTTTCCAAGAGTTGCGCCGGTGTCATTTCCGTTAACGGCGCGTGCCCGCGCGACAACAGCAAACCGTTGATTACGGTATTGTTGATGTAATCCGTCCATACGTCACGAATAAGCGTGCATGTTGTCGTGTTCGGCGCTTCCGCGCGTACGGAAGTGATGAAAAAATGATAACGTGTCTGCACGTCGGTTTTCTGATACGACGTATTAATAATATCACGTGAAAAGTCAACGACAATGTAATTATACTGTTGCGCCGTCATGTAGGGAACGGGCAATTTTATGCCGTCCGCGTCGGCGCGTGCGATATACATGTTCGTTGTGAGCTTGACGGTTTCGCCGTCTAGGCTGTCAAACCATTCGTTTCTTGTGGTGTCATCGGGGAATTTCACGACATCGTGGTAATCATCGTACCAATTCACGTGACATAGCTTGATTGCCGTGTTTGGCGTCCAAACATTGTAATCGAAAACGTTGCGGTACTGCCCGTATACGCGCGTGTCCGTATCGGGGAACGCTGTTGCGTTTTGCAGATGTGGAAAATCCATATTGCGCCCTTTCCTATATGAAAAATGAGTGGTGCTTCACATGAAACACCACTCATTAGTCGATTCAGACTATTCGACGGTGAACGTGCATGTTGCGGAATGTTCCGTAGTCTCGCCGTTCGGATTGATATACGTGGCGGTGCCGGTCACGGTAATGACATCACCGGCAACAAGGCCGTCACGCTGGACGTGCAAGCGTGCTTGGTCATCGACGAATGTATTGACGTTGAGGTCGAATGCCGCGCCGTGCGCGTCATCGCCGCTTGCGGCATGGTTCGCCGCAACCTCGTACGTTGCCGCGTTCGGTGCCACCTGAATGGCGGTGCCCGTCGGCGTGACGGTGGCGGTGAGTTTAGGCGTGAGCTGCATAAGGTCGCCCGCCTTGACGGTGCCCGTGGTCGGGGTTAGAGTGAAACCGGTCACGGTCTGAGTCACAACCTTGATGGAAGTGCCCGCATCGGTAGTAAATAGCGCGCATGGACTGAACGGGGACACACCGTAAATGCCCCAGTGATTGAGATACAGCGTGTTAGAAAGTGTCTGCGGGTTATAGAACTGCGTAGTGCCATACAGCGTGTCTCGCGCCTGATACCAATCGGTGGAAACAAGCAGCGCCACCGCGCCGTCGATACCGAGACTTGGTACCTCAATAACACGATACGGCACGTCCGCTTTATCCAGCTGGAAAACCGCGCTCAATGCGTCAACGTCAAGCGACGCAAGATATTCCGGTTCAATCAACAACACCATTTGCTGCGGGCTTGCGTACGCCGGAATGTCGGTGACGTTCAACGCATTGTATTGTGAGCTGGGGAACTGCATACGCCCGGCAGTCGCACGTAATGCCTTGAGCAACGTCTTGGCGGTGGTTTCGTCGTTCGGCACCGCGTCAAGGTGTACCTTGTAGAAGCCAAGATTCTGTTCATAATGTCGAATCAGCGCAAGCATGATGTTCATTTCGTCGTACTGGTCGCTGTTGCGCGGAGATTCCATAATCTGCGCGACGAAACGGTTCAAACCGAAATCATCAACGAACGCCTGACGTAATTCATCGTCAGTCCATGAAATCGGGTATTGGTCACGGCGATTGTTCTCGTAGAACCACACCGCCGCTTCGGGGCGGTGCATCTTCAAAAGGTCTTCCGCATCATCTTTGTAGCCGTGCGCCTTAATCCACTTGACTGCGATTTCCTGCACAGTCGAACCCCAGTACAAATTTTCCTTTTTGAAAATCGATAACGGGTTTTCAAACGGTGCGTTCTGCGCCATTACGGTTAGTCCGATACGATTGACCATACTCCAAACGCAGTCGTTCAAATATTGGCGATTCATGGGATCGAACAAGTAGCGCATGGTGTTCGCTACGCCGGTCTGCGTCGCACTCGGAATACGTTGCTGATAATCGTCCGTGCCCTTGGCACGCACCTTATCCAAAATTGTCGCATTGTCTACAGCCATAATATTTACTCCAATCGATTAAAGCGTGTAATCGAGATTTTCCAAGTCCTCTGCCGCGGCCTGTGCGATTGCGTCCGCCGCGTCATCGTCGTTTTCCTTGACGGTCGCGCCGTTTTCGACCATCTGCGCAACAGAATCAGTGAAATTGTCGTATATGCCGTCAATTCGTTCGCTGATTGCGTCCGTGCGGTCGCTGATTGCGCTCACCTTGTCCAGCACGTCACGCAACATGTCGCGCAAGTCGTCGAACTCGCCCGCACGGTGCGCTTCATTTTCCGTAAGGTCATCGCGTTCGGCGGTGTCCCTTTCCTCGGGGGTCTCGTCATCCATTATTTTTCCTTTCATATATGAAAAAGTCGTACCGGTATGTGGCCGGTACGACTCAAGAATAGCACACTTGCGACATAATTCACAGCGACGAACGGCGCGCTTTTCCCTCACGGCCATATCATTGGCGGAGTCAACCGTGGTTATCAACGATAATGTTTTAACATTCTCACTGTAACACCTCGTGTATGCCGTGTTTATTTTACACCAAAATTTCTAAGCATTGCAATTACGGCGTGTTGCGTTTCCACCGTATCGTAGCGTAAATAGCCTAACGCATAATATGACGTAAGATTTCTAATCAAGTCTTTTGCAACATTTGCCGTAAGATAATTAAGTTTATTATCGTCCGTCGTAATTGCGAAATATGGTACATGCGCGCCCGCATCATATTTTAAAGAAACGAAAACGTAGCCACAACGTAAATCAACATAAACACCGTATTCACACCGCAACCACCGGAAAACATACGTGAGTTTAGCGTGATTGTGTGGTTTTTCAATAAAATCAGTGTCATGACGTTTGAATTTGTTTTTAGCGGTGACATCATCGTTATTTTTCAACATGCGCCCAGCAACGGTGTTTTTTGTTTTCTGTTCAGCGTATTTATCATCTTCAACATAATCGAAAATACACGTCTTACCATCAAGCCATTGCAAGCCAAACTCAGGTTCCAAGGGTACGTTGTAATGTTTGAAGTACGGATTATATGCGTCGCACGCGTTGCCTAGTAAAAAGATTCGCGGCTTGCGCAGCTTGTTATCGTCGGCGCGTTCGCGCGTGACGGTATCTACAAGGTTAGCCAATTGTTCATATTCGTTACGCAAATAATGATGATACACGTCATCGGGGTCTATAATAATTTCATCCATGCAAATGTTACGTACATTAACATATGTGCTTTTTTTCTTCTGCTGTTGTAATGATAATGGGATGAAATAGCCGCATGTCCGCCATTTTTTCTCGCCATTACGACGTATTTCAGCAACCTTGTTATGTACTCTAAAATCGTAGTCGGGGAAAATATTATCCTCTATTATCCTGTCAAAATATTTTGCTGCTACGTCGTTATTTTCTTCTCGATATCGTGTGACCTCAACAAAACATATGTTGTTTTTAATATAATCTTCCAGCATATATCGACGTACGCCATACGTTTTGCCGAGACCGCGTGCGCCTATTATAAGATTCACGTCGGCGTTGCGTGGCAATATCTGTGTTCTAAGCCGGTCATAATAATACTTCACCATCAATGCTCACAATCATAGGTTTGCCGTCCCGCATAATAAGTTCGCGGGGCATTGTTTCTACAATTCGATTATACGTGTTTCGTATGTATGTCAGATTCTCGCCGTTGGCCTGTTTGTCCGATTCGCCTAGCCATCTACCGGACGGATACAAGGCAATCGCTTCGGGCGCGTCAACATGATATGTCGCACCTCGATAATCGGTGACGTTACCGACGTATCTATCCCATACATGCGGTCGATTGCGTTGTAACGTGTGGCATATGTCATAATCGACTAACACATCATAGCCGAGCGACATTTGTACGGTTTCCGCGAAACCGTATCCCGCATGCATGACATTGGCAATAAAATCTTCTATGGTGTACATGCCGTCCGGTCGCGGAAGTCCCGCGCAAGTGACGTGCACGCGCCCGTCCGTGTCCAAACTGACACGAGCCTTGTTCCACAATTCCATATGCTCAACATATCGGGTTGTACCGCCGCAATCTTCCACTTCAAATTTTCCGATATGTTCTAGCGTCGATGCCATGTCGGACGAGGTTTCTCTGACACGTCGCATGGTGATGTTGATAGCGTTTTCTATCGCTGTGTGTAATGGATCGAGCGCTTGCAAAAGTTCCATGTCGGATACGTCATTGGCGCAGCTGATTTTCAGACTATCGGTATCACCGCCCGTGACGGTGACGCGTGCGCCGAAATGCCGATATAGCAGCATCATGGCTATTAGCAAGTGCATTCTGCTGCCCGCTACAATTCGCATACCGTACGTGTACAGCACGCGTGGTGTTTTCGGGCGTTTTTTCGTGAAATTCTCGGGAGTGCAGACCGTGGTTTTATCAACTTCAAGTTCGCCGGTTTCCGTCACCTGATAATCGGCTTTCATTACATCTTGTGCTTGCGTGCCGTAAATTCCATTGAATTGGCCTTTAACGGTGCTGCCATAGTATGATTGCAAAAATTTCACGCTCAACGTGCCCGCCCTAGCGTCACGAGCGATTCCTTCGGGTATCGAATCGGGTATTTTTTCCGTATACGCCATCCCCTCACGATAATGTTTAATCAGGTTTTTCACATCGGTTTTTCGAGCGAAAAGCATATTGGATTGCAAAGTCACGTAATCGGGCGGAATGATTGTCTTGGTAGTTCCCTCTCCATACAAGACGTGCATTTCATCGTACTCATATACTTGCGCCACGTTCCATAATTCAATTTCGTTAACGTGTAATATGCATTCATCCGCACAATACAGTTTTCCGAAAGCATATGTCGCGTTAACGGCGCTATCAACGTAACCATGCGCCCTAATGCTGTTTTCCTGTGTTTTCGCACGCTCGTTATTGGCATAATCCGTATCCGCTTGCAACGTCTTTACGAATTTTGAGCGCGGGCAGATTGCAATACCCCACATGTCGAAACATGTGTTTTTACGTAATCTAAGGTTCGTAAATCTCACGGCAGCGTGTATACCCGTTCGGAAGGGGTCACTGTAATTGGCCAATACGTCTTCAAGCGGCGTGTTAACGATATGTTCGCACGCCACTTGCAGAATATCCGGGGGTATAGGTGCAAACTTCACCGGCAAACGACGACCATTGATAAAAGCGTGATGCATTGACGTTACATCCAAGGACGCGACATTATCCACTACTACACTAGCGGTTTTCGCGCTCGTAAAAGTCAATCCGCCACGAAAACATGCCTTGCGTAAGGCATATGCCTTGTAGTTTTTCGGAAATTCTTGATTGCAAGTCAGCTCGAAAGCGCGTTGAAGCGTCATCTGTTTGCCACTTTGCAACGTGATGCGTCGCCCGCCAATCTCGCGCCGTGCCATCTGCCGTACAAGCGAGGTCTTGGTAAGCACACGACACCCCAGCATTTCCGGTGTAAGCCAATGGTTCGTGCGTAGCAGCCATTGCAGATATTGGGGTATCACTTGCACATCGCGCCGCGCGTAAAACAATTCCTCTTCGGTCAACGGCGTTTCGGGTGTGCGTACAAGCGTGTAATCCCAGTCGCCTACCGCTTTCGGTAATCCGCATGTTTCGCCCATTGCGCGCAGTCCGCCCATTTCAAGATAAAACGTGTCCCAAAAACGGCACACTATGTCATTACCTATATACAAGTCAAGCGTGTACACGCTAGTAGCCGTTTGCGCATTAGCGGTAATCGTATACGACTGTGACAATTCCAACATGAGAGTTTGCATGTCGAACATAAGGTTATATGCCGCGATTATCGGAATATAACCGTGCGCGCGTCCATAGTCAATAAGATTATCAATGTACGTCAACGCTTCGGACGTGCGCCGGTAAAATCGTACATCGTCCGTATCGGGGGTGTACGATTCCAACGGCGTATTACGCAAATCGTTGAAAATGTATAATATCGGGTATGCGCGCGTTTCGGCACCCGTTCCAATGTTCGTTGTTTCGGTGTCGAATATCGCCGCTACTCTGAAATCTTTGCGTTCTTTCATTATCGTATCACGTCAGGCGTTACTAGCATAAGCCATATCGGGCTACCGCCGTCAACGTCCGTATCGTCTTCCAATTCGCCCGCGTGCATTTTCATACGTTTGGCGTATTGCAATGCCTTTTCGTTTCGTGACATGATATTATCAAATAATTCACTAAGCGAATTGGCGTCATATGCTTTCATGATGGCTTCTAACCGTTTGTTCGGAGCGACATCGGGGCGTTGCCATACGTTTTGTGTGTATCGCCAAAATATCTTGACTTTTTCACGACTTAGGTCATCGCCCAGCGCACTTGGTAATCCTTTAGACGCCATTCGCAGTTCGTTACGGAAAATATTGAACGAACGTGTGCGTTCTTTCGCGCGGCCTTTGCCGCCGCGCACGTCTTCGGTTTGTCGAATCAGCGCGTCAGCTTTTTCATTGGCGCGTTGATACAATTCGTCACGCATGGCAGCATTGCGGGTGCGGCCTACATATGTGTTTTTCAGCTGCGTTTCAAGTCGCTGGATGTAAACGCGCCGTGCGCGTGCTTCACTTTCGGGCATGGTGTCGGTAATGCTTTTTTTCAAACTGTTTATCGTACGACGTACACGTTTACGTTTCGCTGTCAAAACGTCCGCTTGTTTATGCGCTCTAGGCATGTTCACCACCTTATAAAAAAAGTGCCATAACGTATTATGGCACTTTTGTTTCATTCCGAACTACTTGATTTCAAGCGATTTCGTGGAACGCCCGCCACCAAGTGAGGTCTGCTTGACCGCGACTGTGATACCGTCCGGCGCGTTGAAATCGGGGAACATGTCGTAAATATCCAACACGCTGCGGTAGATTCCCTGTGACTGACTGAAATACGTCTTACCGTCCTTTCCGAAAAGATAGACGTTTGCGCATTTCTGACCGGTCTGAGAACGGACGCCCGGCGTGATATAAGCGCCGATAACCGTCAATGGTTCCGCGCCGTACCCGTTCAGCGACAACGCGCTGTTACGCGCGTTGACGATGGCGCGTTTTCCCTCGAACGTGCTGTTGTCCATCGTGCAAATATAACGATAGTTGTCAGCGGTGTTCTGTGCGGTTTCATTCACGGTGGTGTCGTTCATCTGTTCGTTTTCTTCGTTCATTTCGGTTCCTTTCAGAATTCAATATCTTCGTTATTGTTGTCGTTGTCGTTGTCGGTATCGGGACCGGTTACGTCGGTTGCGACGCGTTCGGCGTGTTCGATGAACGTTTCAACGTCCATCACGTACACGGTTTTATCAACCGTGATATCGTCAACCAATACGTTGACAATGCCGGCGTCCATAAGCACCTTGACGGCCATTTCAACGGTACGAACGTTTCCGGTGGTGTGGAACGTCTGTGCTACGCCGTCCCTGTCATAATAGCTTATGGTGCTGTCAGCGATTACCTTACGAATCTTTCGCATGTTTGTTATCCTTTGTATCTGTTTTTTGTCAACCATTTTGGCGACATAAATATTTATAGCACAAAAATCGGCGTGCGCAAAAAAGCGACACGCCGATTATTGATATTGATTCTCAATAACGCAAAATCTGACCCGGATAAATCAAACTCGGGTTAGACAAACCGTTAAGCGACGCGACACGCGCCCAATCACCGCCAAACACCGACCACAAACTATCCCCGGACACAACCGTATACGTACGCGCCGTATCCGGCTGCGCAGCCACAGCACCGCCATAACACACGGTTTCACCCGGATAAATCACAGCCGAATTGCCCGACGCATACCCGTGCCACGACTGCCACGGCAGCAGTCCGGTGCGCTCGGCAATGCCCGACAACGTGTCACCCGACGCAACCACCACGCAAGCCGACTGCGATACATTGCCACCGGTGTTCGTTTCCGGTGCGGATACATTCGCACCGTCGCCACGCGCGTACGCATCCCACTGCCATCGTTCGCCCCTGAAATAATTCAAGTCCAATCGTCCGGCATAGCCCGACACATACCCGTTCGACGTGTACTGACGCATGGCTTCACCATATGCGCCGTATAGCCACGGCACAGCCTGATAGCCGGTTACGTTCATTGACGCGTACTGTGCGACCCACACGCCGCAATGCTCGCGCACGAACGAGGTAAGCTGCCCCAGTGCTGACGCCTGAACGTAGACGATAGGCCACACCCGAGTACGGGCATGCACATGACGTACCCACGTTTCAATCCATGCGCCGTTACCAAACTGCGGATTATCCTGAGATTCCCAATCCAAAACAAGCACCGCCTTACCGACGTATCCGCGCACGTTGTCTACGAAAAAGTCAGCTTCCGTGTTCGCCTCATGTCCCATCGCGTAATGGTACACGCCGATGCTTTTGCCGCTGTCCGCTGCACGTCCAAGCTGATAGTTCGCCGCCTGATTCACACCGTTGGTCAAACATGTATTGTTAAAACCGCCGATACCCCATGTGCCACCCGCCACGACGAAATCACCGTCAAGCGCGTACGTATCAATATCACATTGCCAATTGCTCACATCTACCCCGCGCATGTCCGCGCTTGCAGATGGCACAAAAAGCAATGATAATACACACACGCACGCCAATACGCTACGCAACATTCGTATCATCACTATCCCCCTTATTGTTCTTGAGCAATGCAATAAGTTCTTCAGTCAACACATTATTCTTAGTCATCAAATCATTAAAATTCCTAAACGTAGTAGCGATAAACCACGCCATGCCACAACACGCGACAATCGGAAAACCCACGCTCCCGACAACGGTTACAATCGAACTAATATCCATCAAAAACACCTCACAAATAAAAAAAGGTCATGACACATCAAACGACATGCCATGACCCAATATATCACAATCACGTAGCCTATCCGGGAATTGAACCCGGCACGCACATCTTATAAGGATGCCGCTCTAACCACTGAGCTAATAGGCCATTTATTTCACCCCCTCCCACAATCCCCGCCGCATCAAATCAACGATATCACGACAATACATAAACACATAATCAGATACAGTCGAATCACATTTAAACCACTTCGCACCCATGACAACAGTCTTAACATGACATTCGCCACGAACCCTGTAACCCTTGATGAAATCGCAAGTATTACGTTTGCAATACATGGTCAATCCCTTTCCAGCAAAGGCGTGTTAGCCAATTCGATAGCATCGGTCAGAATATCGCCAACTTGAATATAAGCAGCCGCATCATACGAACTTAAAGCGGTAGCATCGGTTAAACCGTCCGTCGTGTAAAACTGAACATCGTAACGTAATTCATACACGTCACGATGTGCGCAATACCACAGCTCAATATTACCGTTCTTGAATACAGAGTTAAACGTGGCAACTTTTTTATCATTCTTAATCATGATGCAACCTTTCGCAATCACCGGTTAATCCGATAGCCCAAACATACCGCACCCGGAACGTAAAACACACCATCATCAAGCACATCCCTAAACCCGTATGTATCAATGCAATCAACAAACCGAGTTTCTATTAAGCAATCGGATGCAATATCGACGAAATACACAAGTACATCGTAAATACTGTTCACATTAAAATCAATTGAATTAGACAATGCTTCAATATTCATGAAACTCATTTTAATCACTCCTATTTTCTAATAGTGTT